ATACTCTCTTTGTTCCCTTATGCATGAACCAAAAAAACTGAGTTATAAAAAAAACAAATGAAGATCGAAAAAATACCAACCGAGAAGCTCATCCCCTACGCTCGAAATGCAAAAAAGCATGACGCTGCGCAGGTCTCAAAACTTGCCGGATCCATTCGCGAGTTTGGCTTTAACAATCCGGTGCTCATTGATAAAGACAACGGCATCATTGCCGGGCACGGTCGCGTGATGGCGGCGCAGCAACTCGGCCTTGCTGATGTGCCGTGCATTCGCTTGGGCCACCTTACCGACACGCAACGTCGCGCCTACATCCTCGCAGATAACAAGCTGGCGGAGATCGGCGGCGGGTGGGATGAAGAGATGCTGGGGCTGGAACTGGCGGACTTGCGAGATACTAATTTCGACCTTGAGTTAATGGGATTCAGCGAAGAGGAACTTGGAGCGTTCGCCGTTGAAGAATCTGCAATGCCGGAGCTATCGAGCGAGGACAAGCAGCCGTTTCAACAAATGACATTCACCGTCCACGACGAGCAGGCCGAGGAAGTTTCGGCAGCAATAGCAAAAGCAAAAGGCATGGGTCACGGCGAAAGCGGAGTGAACGAAAACAGTAATGGCAACGCGCTCGCATTTGTTTGCCAGTCATTTAACCGAGCATGATTAACAAAAAACCAAACCTTGACTTGGTTGGCTGTCGTGTCTCACCCATAGATCTAAAGGATGCGAGGAAGATAACCGTGGCAAAACACTATATGAAAACGTGGCCTCAAGGAGCAAAGGTCGCGTTTGGATTGTTTAAAAAATCTAAATGCGTAGGCGTGATGGTCGCTGGGTATGCTCCAACAACGGAAAGAAAAATTGCTAGGTGGTGCAACAAAATTGAGACAGGCCAATATATCGAGCTGCAGCGCACTTGGATTAGCGACGAGATGGGTCACAATACGGAGTCGTGGATGATGGCCCGCGTTAAGCGCCTTTTTAAAAAAGCTGGCATTTGGCTTGTGCTGACGCACAGCGGAGGTTGCAAGGATGATGTAGGATTTATTTTTCAAGCGTCTGGCTGGCTTTATTTCGGCGCCGATCCGTGTAATGATTTTTATGAAACTTCAAACGGCGAATATAAAAATTTGGTTAGCGCAATGAGATTTGGGCGAGTGCCTAAAGATATTTTAAAAAAAGGACAGCAAGCTATAGGCGAACATCTTTTCGGAAAAGGAAAAATTGTGAACGCAAGGCGTCACCTCTACATCTATCCAGTTAATCGGGGCCTTCGACAAAGGCTTAAAAAAATGACCTTGCCATTTCCAAAAAATCCTGCAATCTTTCGTTGCAATCAGTCATGGTCAATTAATGGAGGTGTGGACACGAGGTCTGAACTCTCACCAGTTTCTGGGTCACTCCCGGACACCTCCGCCACCTTATGATTTCCAATACCTGGACTTTAAGGCAGTCACACCGGATTCAAATAACAAATCTGGATCTAATTTTATTTGACGGTAAAAATTTGGATTTGCAATGGAGTCATTGGCTCTTTTTATGGCGTCGCGTTGTTTTCCAAGGCTTGGAAATTTCGCGGCAAATCGGATTGCAGCTGACCAATCGCCTGATTGCATCAGGCTTAAAAGTTGAGAAAGTTTTGTTTCCATGTGGGAAAGAAAACAAAATTACAAAACCGTTCCATCTTTTTTTTGCATGAGCGCGAAAAATATTATTGTAAAATTTATTTGCGCGGCAGATGCAAATCGAATTGTAAAATCTTGTCACTATTCAGGCAAGGTTGTTCCAAATTCACAACTTCATTTCGGGGTTTTTCTTAACGGCAAATGTGGAGGGGCGATGCAGTTTGGGCCGTCAATGCGTAAGGATTTAATTCAACCTCTTGTTCGTGACACCAAATGGAACGGATTCATAGAGTTGAACCGCATGGCCTTTGCCGATTGGCTTCCTCGAAATTCCGAGTCACGCGCAATTGCAGTTTCTCTGCGATTAATTCGCAGAGAGTATCCACACATCGAATGGGTTGTCAGCTTTGCTGATGCGACGCAATGCGGTGATGGAACCATTTATCGGGCGAGTGGATTTATTCTTACTGGCATTAAAAAAAATACTGAAATGCGAGTAGACCCGCGCACAGGACAGGCGATGGCCACGATGGCAGCGTTTCACAAAGGCTATGCCGCTGAGATTTCAACATGGAAGCCATTAATAGGATATATGTTTCGCTACATCTATTTTATCAACCCAGAGGCACGTTCTCGCTTGACTGTGCCGATCCTACCCTTTACAGAAATTCAACGCCGAGGTGCAGGAATGTATCTTGGCAAACCCAAACGCGCCGGAGGTGACACATCGGACACGCCAGCTTTCCAAGCTGGAGAGGGCAGCTCACTACTGACCCCGGCGCTCCATTTTTTAAAAGGGTGAAAAAAACTCCACCACCACCAGCATCCGATCTCCAGGGGAAGATTCGCGAGGCCGAGTTCAAAAACATCCTGCAAAAGCTGAAGGACGGGAAGACTCTGACGGCGAGGGAAGCAAAGATCGCTGACGATTTCGCAAGGGAGCGGGACGGAAAGAAAAAACCGTTGACGCAACAGGAAGTTGCTAGGGCTTGGGGGATGACGCAGCCGAACGTGCACAAGATGGTCAAGGCGGGGATGCCGCTGACCAGCATCGAGGCCGCAGAGGAATGGAGGAAAGAATGGCTGAAAACTCACGGGCGGGGAGACACCGCACCGGAGAGCATACAGGAAGCGAAGCTCCGGAAGACTTTACTGGAATGCGAGAAGATCGAATTTTCGCTTTCGGTTGATCGTGGCGAATACGTTAAGCGAACCGAGATCCGCGAAGCTGGTATCCGCATCGGCGCTATCTTTTCCGCCAAACACGCTGCGCTCGTCAACGACGCTTCGGGCGCATTGGCGGGGCTAGACGAATCAACCCTGCGGAAGAAGTTGCACGAGCGCACGCAGGCGATATTGGCCGAGATCCGAACTGAACTGGAAAAAGTATGATCACCGGAGCTATCATCGCAATTTTATTGGTGGGCTTTTTTATTTGGGACGCTAGGAGCGATATCGAATGAACCCACTAGCCCAAGGCATCCGAGACGGAATCAAGCTAGCATTCGACGGCACGATCTTAGACTGGGCATCTGACCACGTCAGCTTTCCGAACTCAGACCGCGCTTCGCGCTTCGATCCTTCGGTGGCGCCTTGGCTCAACGCTCCGCTGTTGGCCGCAAGTGATGACGAAACGACGCAGGTCTTCTTACGCGCTCCGACTGGGGGCGGCAAGACGACCATGATGGAAACTTTGGCCTGCTTCATTGTGGCTCAAAAGCCTGGGCCTACGTTGTTCGTGGGTCAGACTGATGACATGGTGAAGGACTGGACAGAGTCGCGCCTGTTGCCGATCTTCCAAGAGTGCAAACCAGTCAAAGACTTGTTCCCCGAAGACCGGCACGCGCTGCGCAAGACAACGATCCTATTCCCACATATGGTATTGTTCGCTGGAGGCGCGAACATGACCAACTTGCAGGAAAAGTCGATGCGCTATTGCATCGGTGACGAAGTCTGGCGGTGGAAAAGCGGCATGATCAAGGAACTAAAAGCCCGACATCACGACCGCTGGAACCGGAAAACGCTCCTAGTGTCACAAGGATGGGACGCAGGGCATGAAGCGGACTCCGAATGGGACAGCGGAACGCGAGAAGTGTGGGGATGGACTTGTTCCCATTGTGGGAACTGGCAGCGATATCTATTCGATCAGATCGAATACACGTCCGAACGGGACGAGAAGGGCGGCATCTTGTGGGACAAGGTGCAAGACTCGGTAAGAATGAAGTGCGAGCATTGCGAGACTCGCTACAAAGACGACGCCAGCACTCGGCGAAACCTTGCAAATACTGCAACCTATCGTGCACTCAACCCGCATCCGGTGCGGGGGCATCGCTCGTTTGAATATCCAGCCTACGCAGTCTGGTGGATACCTTGGTTTTCTATCGTCAAGGAATGGATCGAGGCGAACGAAGCCAAGTCATCCGGCAACTTGGAACCGCTCAAACAATTTATTCAGAAGCGCAAGGCGCAGACTTGGCAAGACGAAGTAACGAGCGATCTGCCGGAGATCACTACCGGCGACTACGCCAAGGCGGAATATATCGAAGGTCAGAAGATCGACGGCGAGCATCGGCGCTTTATGTGCGTGGACAAGCAACGCGATCACT